TATCGTGGACGCTGTACGACAGAAGCACCGTGGAACGGCTTATCAAGGATACTCCTGATTTGCTGCCGCTGCCGTCTGTGGATATCCCAGTGGATATGCAGTGGAACAGGCAGCACATCACCGAAGCAATCACAAAGGGTATTTTGCTGGGCGATCCCATCCCGGAGATTGCCCAACGGCTGCAAGGTGTGGCGAACATGGGCTATCATGCTGCTGTTAGATCTGCAAGGACGGCGACCACAGCGGCAGAATGCGCCGGGAGAACCGACACATACAAGCGGGCCGAAAAGATGGGTATCCAATTAAAGCAACAATGGGTTGCCACACTGGACGGCAGGACACGGCACGAGCACCGGCAGGCAGACGGGCAAATGGTGGACATTGGCAAGCCGTTTATTGTGGATGGCTATGAAATGGACTACCCCGGTGACCCGAAAGCGCCTGGGTATCTGATATACAATTGCCGGTGCACTGTGATTTCCGTTGACAAATTCCACGATCCCAACGCTCCCAGGGCCTCTAAACTGGGCGGCGTGAGCTACGAGGAGTGGAAAAAGGGCAAAGAGATTGAGGATGGAAACAGATGGGGAACAACGTGAAACTTATCCGCCCACTATACATCGTTGAATACATTGATAGACGGGAATTATTTGATGATGATGGTTACATGCAGCTTTTGCGGATACACCGCTTGTGCGTAAACGCAAAAAGCAAAAAAGAGGCAATCACCATTTTCCACAGGCGTATTTGGGGATGCGATAGATGCGATATTACAAAATGTAAAAAAGTTTTTGCAAGGAGGAAATTATAAATGAGTTATTGCCCATACACCGTTGATCGGCATCTCGTCCAACAAACAACGTATGAATACGACGAAAACGGAAATGTTATCATGCAGCAGGTCATCGAGCACAACACCGCCGAATTTGTGGAGTGCAAAGAATCCAGATGCGCCGCATGGCGTCTATCAGGATGTATTTACGGGAAAGCACAATAAATCAAAAATGTTGACTTTCAAATAGTCAAGAGGACGAAATTTTTCAAAATATAGAGGGGGAAAGCCATGCCGAAGAATACGCATCAATCAAGCGGAAACGGAAGTTTTCACGTAGATATCAGTATGAGCGATTTTACAGAGGAAATCACCGATAGAATCAAGGCCGCTATTGGGCGGACGCTAGAAAGAATCGGCCTGAAATGCGAGACATATGCAAAAAAATTGGTTCATGTCATAACCGGGCGGCTTAGAAACAGTATCACACATTACGCGGATGATAACGCCGTTTACGTCGGGTCTAACGTCGAATACGCCGCTTTCGAGGAGGAGGGTACGAGCAAGCGGCCTCCACATCCGTACTTGCGGCCAGCTGCGGAAGACCACATGGACGAGTGGCAGCAAATTCTGGAAGACGAACTAGAAAACGGTTAATTTGCCGGTAACTTGCTGACAAGTTGCAACAAAGTTGCGACCAACTGAATATTGCCTGATCTGCCGAAAGTGGGAGTGAACGTTGATGTTTGCTCCCGCTTTTGTTTTGCCCTTTTGCGATATCGCGGCTGCATTTTGCTGTGTTTCTGCCGAAAAAATGTGTATCAAGGGCCATATTGTATTCTACGATAATCACACAAAGGTTCGCAAAGGAAAGCGGCCTGTAAATTACAGTCGCCCCCAAAGGAACGGGGCCGAAGAAAAGGAGACTGAAAACTATGGCATTGACGAGAAAACTCTTGAAGGGTATGGGGCTGACCGACGAACAGGTCGACACCATTATTGAAGCCCACGGCGACACGGTGGATGGGCTGAAAGAAGACATCCAGCGTTATAAGGCCGATGCGGAGAAGCTGCCCGGCGTTCAGAAGGAGCTGGACGACCTGAAAAAGGACAACGGGGACGACTTCAAGGCACGGTACGAGAAGGAGCGGCAGGACTTCCAGGCGTACAAGGACGGAATCGCCAAGAAGGAGGCGGCGGCAGCCAAGGAAAAGGCAGCACGGGCCTACTTTGAGAGCAAGGGCATTCCGGCCAAGAGCATGGGGCTTGTGATTCGCGGCGCAAAGGGTGAAATCGAGAGTTTGGAGCTGGACGGAGAGAAGATCAAGGACGCTTCCGCACTTGACTCCCTGCTGGATGGCGACTACAAAGGCCTGATCGGCAGGGCAAAGAAGACGGGAACCGAGACCGAAACGCCCCCTGATGCTTCCGGCGGTGCCAAGAGCCGGGCCGAAATCTACAAGAAGGACGACAAGGGCCGGTATATCCTCTCTGCCGCCGAGCGGCAGAAAGCGCTTGCTGAGAGTATGGCAAGCGAAAGCGAATAAATTTTTGATTTTGAAAGGAGCCAAATAAATGGCAGCAAAAACCGGATTGACGACTACTGCGCAGTTTACTACGTCTGCCCGCGAGGTGGATTTTGTTACCCGCTTTGCGGATAACTGGGACGCACTGCGCACCATTATGGGCATTATGCGGCCCATTCGAAAGGCCCCCGGCACGAAACTGGTATCCTACAAGGCCAGTGTGGACGGTGGCTTAAAGGGCGGCAGCACGGTGGCAGAGGGCGACGAAATCCCCTTCACAAAAACCAAGGTGGAGCCCGTGGCGTATGGCGATATCGAGGTATCCAAGTACGCGAAGAGTGTGACCATCGAGAGCGTGGCCAAGTACGGCGCAGAAGTGGCCGTGGAAAAGACCGATGACGCTTTCCTGGTGGCTTTGCAGAACAAGGTCCTGGCCGATTTCTACACGTTCCTGAACACCGGCAGCCTGGCCGTGACCGCCAAGACCTTCCAGCAGGCCCTTGCCCTGGCAAAGGGCAACGTGCTGAACAAGTTCGCCGCCATGGACAAGGACGTGACCGAGGTTGTAGGCTTCGCCAACATCCTGGACATGTACGACTACCTGGGCGAGAAGGAGATCACCACGCAGACCATGTTCGGCCTGACGTACCTGGAAAACTTCCTGGGCTACCGGACGCTGTTCCTGCTGCCCGAGAAGTACATTGCCCGGAACAAGGTAATTGCCATTCCCGTGGAGAACATCGATCTGTACTACGTCGACCCCGCCGACAGCGATTTTGCAAAGCTGGGACTGGACTACACCGTCACCGGCGAAACCAACCTGATCGGCGTACACGTGGAGGGCGACTATTCCCGGGCCACCGGCGATATGTATGCAATCATGGGCCTGAAACTGTGGGCCGAGTACCTGGACGGTATCGCCGTGGCGACCATCACCCCGGGGGAATAACGGCGGCGCTGAAAGCTGAGAAAACCGCACCGGCTGCCGTGGACTTTGACGGGATGACGAAAGCACAGCTTTTGGATTACGCCAAGGAAAACGGCATTGCCGGAATCAGCGCCGCAATGAACAAAGCGGATATTCTGGCCGCCGTGAAGGGCCAGTGAACGGAGGGAACCGCATGAACGGAATAAGCCTGTATGAGCTGCTACGGTATCTGCGGAACTTTTTCCCCGGCCTGAAATGGCAGTGTTTCGGCGAGGAAATCCAGGATGGGCGCATTGCCCTTCCTGGGCTGGAAAGCGGGGACTACTACCTGATCGAGGGCAGCCGTAGAAATGACGGAATCCACGTGTACGGCAACGCAGACTTGCGGAATGAAACCTATACGGGAATCATCACCGAAATCTGCGTCCCTGCCGAGGTGCTGGCCCTGCTGGATGAAATCAACGCATGGATCGAAAAGAACCACGAGGCCGTAGAAAGCCCGTATCAAAGTGAATCTTTCGGCGGGTACTCGTACACCAAGACAAGCGGAAATTCCGGCAGCGGTGAGGGAATGAGCTGGAAAACGGTATTTGCACCGCGTCTGCGGATATGGAGGAAATTATGAGTCTGCTTGACAATTTTCTGCAAGAAAAATGTGTGCTGATGGAAAAAAAGCGAACGCCGGATGGTGCCGGTGGCTGGCTTGTGGAATGGGCAGACGGGGCGGAATTTAACGCCGCTGTCGTGCTGGATACCTCCATGCAATCACGGATTGCAGAGAAAGAGGGCGTGACCAGCGTGTACACCGTCACCACCCGGCGCAGCACTCCCCTGTCCTTCCACGACGTTTTTCGGCGAGAAAAAGACGGCGGCATTTTCCGCGTCACCAGCAACGGGGCCGACAAGCAGTCACCCGAGTTTGGGACGCTGGACATCTGCCAGGTCACCGCCGAGCGATGGGAGCTGACAAAATGACCCCAGACGCAGCACTAAACCAATTTTTCAACAGTTTTGGCATTCCTGCGTTTCCGGAAACTTCTGTGCCGGACAAGCAGGAAATGCCGTATATCACATACCCGTTCGTAATGGCCGAATTTGACGACTACCCCGTGAATCTGACTGTGTACATCTGGTACAAGACGGAATCCGAGGCAGCCCCCACGGCGAAGGCCCGGGAGATCATGGACGCAATAGGCCGGGGCGGCTGCACTGTGCCTGTAGATGGCGGCTATATCTGGCTTTATATGGGCTCTCCTGCCCTGCGGGCTGTGCTGGACGAGGACAACAGTATTAAACGGCGGGCGCTGAATATCACCGCCGAATATTTCCGATAGGAGGAAAACGCATGAGCAAAATGTTTACCCAGATTGCGTCTGACGCATTCAAAAACATTCCCCGGGGCGCTGGCATGGTGCTGAGCAACTTTGACCCCAGCAAGCCCGCCAAGCCTCAGGACGCGGATATTTTGTACGCCACTACCGGCGGCATCACTGCCAGCTGCGTAGCTACATACACAGATGACGGCGATGACCTTGACAATGTTCCCAACAACACGAAAGAGCTGAAGCAGCTGGCCGGTTGGGAATGCAAGTTCGCGTTTGTGGCCGTAACCATGACGGCAAGAGGCGTACAGCTGGCCGTCGGCCCTGCCACTGTCGAAGGAAACAAGATTACCCCCAAAGACACGCTGGAGCTGTCCGACTTTACCGATAAGATCTGGTGGGTTGGCGACATGGGCGATGGCGGCATGGCGGCAATTTCCCTGGAAAATGTGCTGAGTTCCGGCGGCCTGACCCTGAAAACCACCAAGAACGGCAAGGGCCAGCTGACCATTGAGCTGCAGGGGCATGTTTCCATTACCAACGTGACCAAGTGCCCGATGGAATTCTATGTGGAGGAGGAGATTGCGGCATGACCTTTATTTTTGACCTGCCCAACGAGCAGCTGCTCCCCGCCGCTTTTGACGTGGTGGAGAAAATCGAGGAGTTTGTCAGCGCAACCAACATGAGCGAACTGAAAACCGCCCCCAAGGATGGCGAGACCGCCCGGGAGGCCGGGCGGCGGAATATCCGGGCCATGGCGAAGAGGGCTTGCAAAGAGTTCCCTGTGGAGACCGCAAGGGTCACCGATGCCATGTGGATTTGCGGTGAAAACGAAATTGCCCCCAATGCCATTTCCACGTTCGTGAAGTGTGTGAACCGGGCGGACGTGATGGATTTTTTTATTTCGCTTCTGTCGCTGGCGTAAAGGGCTACAGTTTGGCGGTGTGCGGTATCCCTCCTGCCCTGTGGGACAAGCTCCCTTTCCGTGGCTTCCTGCATCTGCTAAAGGCACAGCATCAACAGCAGATGCAGGATGAGGCATACCGGATTTACACCACCGACACGCTGAAATATATCTGCGAAAGTGTAACCCAGCGCCTTGGCGGTAGGTGCATGGCGCAGAGATATGTAGACTTTACAGACCAGCGGAAACCGGAGCAGCAGGAATCCGGGGACGAAATTATAAACCGGCTGGGCGAAAAGCTGGATGCCATGGGAGGTGGGGACGTATAGCGAGCTTATTAGATCTTGCAATTGCGCTTATCGTGCAGGATAACGCAAGCGGCCCAATCAAAAAGGTTGGAACAACTGCTGCCCAAACCTCTGACGATATTGCAAAAAGCATGGACAAGGCCGGTGGGGCCTACGAAAAATTCAACGAGAAATCAAAACGGGTAAGCAACGATTTTCAAGCCCAGCAGAAAAAGCTTCAGCTGTTAAAGGACAAGTATGTCGAGCTTTACAGCACCATGGGCAGCGGTGCCGCTGAGACCCAGAAGGTTGGAGCGGAAATTGAGGAGCTTTCCGGGAAGGTCGCCAAGAACAGAAAGGCACTGGAAGAGGCAGAGGCGGCCGCGGATTCTTTTGACAAGTCCATAGAACAAGTCCCCAATTCCATGGACAAGGCCGGGAAATCGGCGGACGGGTTCGGCAGCTCCCTGGAAGGGCTGATACCGAAACTTACAAAAGCGATGCTTATCAAAAAAAGCGTTGAAGCCGTGGCAGACTTTGCGGTGCAAGCGGTGGAACAGGCATCTGCCGCCGAAACATCATTTGCCAAGGTGAGCACGTTACTTTCCGGAACGGACAACAGTGCCTATTTTGAAAGCATCAAAAAAGGCTCCCAGGAAACCGGCGTTGCCATTTCAGATTTTTCCGAGGCTGTATACAATGCACTGTCTGCATCCGTCGACCAAGCAAGTGCCGTACAGTTTACCACCAGCGCCATAAAACTGGCAAAGGGCGGCTTTACTGATGCGGCAACCGCCGTTGATGTGCTGACGACTGCCATCAATGCCTACGGCCTGGAAGCGTCTGACGCAACCCGTATTTCCGACAAGCTGATCACAACGCAGAATTTGGGCAAAACAACCGTCGGAGAGCTGGCACAGAATTTGGGCCGGTCAATTCCTACGGCCAGAGCGTACAACGTGAGCATTGACGAGCTGCTTTCCTCCTATGCCGTTATGACAAAAAACGGCAACCAGGCGGCAGAATCCACGACGCTGATCAATGCCATGCTGAACGAAGTCGGCAAGTCTGGCACGACGACGGCAAAAATCATCAAAGAAAAAACCGGCCACAGTTTTTCGGAATTGATGGCTTCCGGAACATCCCTGACGGATGTGCTTAAAATCTTAGCCGATTCTGCATCTGCTTCCGGACTTGCGATCAATGATTTGTTCGGCAGCGCAGAGGCCGGTAAAGGCGCGAATATCTTGCTAAACAACGTCCAAGACGTAAACGCCGCAGTTGCAGCCATGGGAGACTCTGCCGGTGCTACGGAATCCGCGTACAGCAAGGTTATGGATACGCTTTCTGAGAAAATGGCGAAGCTGAAAAACAACTGGGAGCTTGTGAAGGAAAGCCTTGGAACGGTTGTGCTACCGGCTGTAAGCGGCGTTGTGGACTGGTTGAACAGTGGCTTTGATAAGATTTTTGGGAAAAATGAGTTTAAGGGCCAGGCAAGCAATCTGGAAGAGGCGAACCAAAAAGCCAAGGAATATGGCGACCAGATAGACGCAATTTATGCCAAGTACGAAGCCGGTGAAGAAATAACCTCTGGCGATATGTACCGTATTAATCAGCTGACCGGTGCTATGAACGATTATCTGGCACAGGCCGAGGCCTTTAAAAACGGAACCGCCGAAATTGCAGATGCAGCCGCAGACCCGGCGCAAAAGTTCGAAGACGCGACCAACCAATATATTTCTTCGGCAGAAGCGCTGATGGCTGAGTATCAGGCAACATATGAAAATACGCTTGCAAATGTGGAAAAATGGTTTGGGCCGTTTGATGAAGCATCGACAAATGTTAAAACGAGCCTAGCTGATATTACTGCCGGGCTGCAATCCCAAATCGACTACAATACCAAGTACAGTGAGAATCTTCAGTATTTGGCGGATAGCGGCCTTGGCAGCATGAGCGATGCCCTGCAGGCCTACGGAAAAGACGGCGCTGCATACGCTGCGGCGCTGGTGGAATCGCTGGAATCTGTTGGAGGTGCGAGCACTGCTGAAGGGCAGGCGATTGTGGAAAACCTGCTGGCTTTGTCCAGCGGCGTTGAAGAATCCCAAAGCAAGCTTGCCACAAGCATGACGGACATGAACGGTGAATTCGCGTCAAAAGCAGAGGAAATAGCGGCGGATTATGCCGAAATGATCGAAGGGCTAAACAAAGCGGACGAGGCAGCAAGCGCGGCAAAATCTACTATGGATAGTTTCGTCCAAGGTCTAGAGGGCGGCAAAGGGAGTGCAGCTGCTGTAATGGCGGGCCTTGCAGATACGATGATGAGCGCATTGCAAGGGAACCTTGGCACTGTGAGCATCGGCGTGCAGTTGGTTGGAGGAAGAGGGCTTACCGCAAACGGAATGGTATCCTTCAGCAGCAAGGCCATTGGCGCGGATTATATACCGTACAATGGATATCTTGCAGAATTGCACCGGGGTGAGGCAATCCTAAACAGCTACGAGGCCGACCAGTGGCGGCGAGGCCGCAGCGGTGGGAACGGGCAGGGCGTGACCATTGTGCAGAACATTCAGAGCGTTCCACAGACGCCGGTACAGCTGGCGGCAGCGACGGCGGCATATTTTGAACAGGCGTGGTGGATTTGATGGCGTATAACAATTTATCTAAACTATTCCGGTATGTCGGGGCTGATGGACAAGAAATTATCTTTGACTACACCAACGGATATCTGATCAGCAAGCCTACCGGAATCGATACGCTGAGCGTCAGCGTGAATGAATCCTACGGCATCAATCAGGTAGGCACAAGCGTCAGCTCGGAGCACGTGGAGAGCCGCCCGGTGACCATCACCGGGCGGGTCGTGGGAGACTCACAGGAGCAGCGGAAAAAGCGGTTGCTGGATGTGATACGGCCAGGGGCTGGGCGACTGTACTGTGACGACTACTATCTGGATGTACGGACGACGGAAACCCCAACCGTGGGGCCGGACAGGAGCCATGCGCAATTCCAAGTGTCGTTTCTGGCTCCGCACCCATATTGGTGCAGGGAAAACAAGGAAACCAGAACACTGATGGGCGTTGAGAAACTGTTCAAATTTCCGTGGAATATCTCGAAACCCTATCTGTTCGGACGGATGCAGCAGAAGAAATTCGTGAACATAAGAAATCAGGGGCAAGCGGATATTCCGTTTACGGTGGCCATAATCGCCATGGATGCGGTCAGCGTCCCTGTGATACAGAATATCGTCGATGGGAAGTTTCTGCGGATTAACAAGAACATGGTCGCCGGAGAAAGAATTGTTATCGAAATCACCCACAGCCGCACATATGTAACGTCTTCTGTCGATGGGGACTGTCGTGGGGCGTTGGATATCGAAAGCAGCCTGTTTCGGCTGGCCCCCGGAGACAACGTGCTGAAGCCAACGGCAACCAGCGGGCTTGAAAACCTGCAAATGGAAATCACGTTTGCGCCTGAAATGATGGGGATGATCGTATGAGCATCGAGATATATCCCAGCGACTTTTCCACCCGGTACGGCATTGGGTGCGCTATTAGCCTGTCGGAGACGCTGGAATACAACGACGTGGGAAAACTGACGTTGGTTGCGGATGCGGATGAGTACAACATCAAGGCTATCCGCAACGGGAACATTGTGTACGACACTGAGCTGAAAGCGACGTACATCATTGTTACGACCAAAATCGAAACAGGCAGTAACCGAATCACCGCAAACGGGTATAGCGCCGACTGGCTGCTAAATCTACGAGTTGCCGCCGGCGACACAAGCCACAGGAAGATAACGAATATCGAGAGCGGCGTGTATGATGTGGTCAATGCCAACCTGAGAGGGTTGGAAAAGCGCATCCAGACGGCGGCGATCAAGGGCCTGACTGAGGTGTATCAGGGCGACGATGAGACCACGGCGGACGTGGATGAAAGCATTGTATACGGCGGGCAGCTGCTGGACGCCATTACCCCAGTGCTGGAATATGGCGAACTGGGGCGGCGGATGATCTGGGACGATGCAACCAAAAAATGGACGTTTGAAATCTACAAGGGTGTTGACCGCACTGAGGGCATCCACGCCGCTGTGTTTTCCGCCGAGCAGGGCACGGCAAAAAACCTGGTTATCACGCAGGACGACAAGGACTGGTACACAACGGCGTTTGTACGCTGGATGTGGGAAGGGGCCGCGCAGATGCACCTTGTAGGGACTTGCGGTGCGAACGCTAGAGAACTGTGGGTGGAATCGTCTGTATCTGTCGAAGTGGAGAAGGACGAGGACTATGCGACTACGAAGAAAAAGGCCATAGCGGAGGCTATGGATGCGTTGAAGGAGCAGAACAAGCGGCAGAGCTTCACAGTGACCATTGCGCCGGAGGATTTTGGGACGTTGTACGGAATGGGCGATATCGTGTCGTGCGTATCTGTGCGGCACAATATCAAGTTTACGGCACGTGTTACCGGAATCAAATGCACAGGCGATATCCGGGAGCGGAAAATGGAAATCGTTCTGGGCAAACCGGAAATGACGATAATGGAGTTGATCAAACGAAATGGCTGAAATCAGAAGTTTTCCAAATAACCAAGACACCTACATTGGGGCCGAGGAGGTCATGCGGTGGCTGCATGGACGAACATCCGGCGTTTTTGCGGCGGCTGGGAACGCTGCTGTGGCTGCTCTGAAAACGCCCGGCATGGCGGTAACAGTGACGGACGGCACGGGATGGCTTACAGATGCAGGCGGAAACGGCGTGGTATGGTGGAATGATACCGAGAAGACCACCGGCGCAAAATTGATACTGAACGTGGAAATGGCCGATGCAGTGCTTGACCGTATCGACCGGGTCATTGTGGAATGGGAAACTACAAACTATGTTGATCTGCCGGAAATCAAGGTGCTGAAGGGCACAGCGTCCAGCACAGCGGAAGCACCGGCGCTGACCAATAACAGCACTGTGCGGCAGATCAGCCTTGCACGGGTGGCCGTAGGGGCTGGCATCACGGCGGTGACGGCCAGCATGATCACGGACGAGCGGCTAGATCCCTCCGTCTGCGGACTGGTAACGGATGGCCTATCCATTGACACCACAACTATCAATGCCCAGTACACGGCCCTGCTGGATAGTTTGGCCCAAGAGCTGGCAGCCCTGGAAGCCGGTACAGCTGTGGAGCTTAAGAAGCTGGCCTTTGCCAATACGGTGGTTGCTGTATCGGCCTGGGCAGATGATAGCACCTACGAGGATTACCCTTACCGTGCAGCGGTGGCTCTGAGCGGCGTAACGGCGGCGATGATTCCCGAGGTGGTCTTCGGGTTGGCGGCTATGAGCGAGAACAGCTTTGCACCAGTGGCGGAGTGCTACAACGGCGGCGTATACATCTACGCTGCGGACGTGCCGGAATCCACAATCACGATACCCACAATTATCTGTTGGAGGGGGTCGGCTGCATGATCGGACGCACAAATGCGGGATTTGGCGGCGGTGGCGGCGGGCTGCGAGTAACCGTAGGGCTTACCGCCCCTGTGAACCCACGGGAGAATACCGTGTGGGTAAAATCCGACAAGGCCGGGAAGAAGTACGTCTTTGCGGAGGCTGCACCGCAAAGCCCTGAAGACGGACTTATTTGGCTTGTATCCACGGCGGCGGGAATCATGGCATCGTGTAGGGTGTACGCTGATAGCACATGGGCCCGAGTGGATGCGAGCTTTTACACGGGCGGAGCTTGGGGGCAGTTTTCCTGGGCCAAACGATATCTCATCCAGGGCGGTGTGCCACAGGTAAGCTTTGTGGCAAACGGGGCACCGTACAAAAGTGGCATGCAATACAACACAGCCAAGGCCCCGACCATCGTGGGGACGATTGACGGATATTATCAAATGTCGCTGTCGGCGCGGAACGCTAACGTTGCTGGACTGGTAGTTACGGATAAGAGAGTGTCGTTATCCGATTTTTCAACGCTGTCGTGCATCGCAAAACATGATGGCCTGGGTTATAAGGATATGGTTATGCTCAATACAAAAAAGCCGGAGTATATCATGGATGCAGCACTGGAAACGACGTCCCCTACAAACGCTGAATCACAGATAGATATTCCCTTGGCCGATTACGGCGCAAATGCGGCGTTCATCGGGTTTGCAATCGCAATCGGTGCGGGGAATAACGAGTGGTTTGCGAACGTGTATGTTAAGGATTTGTGGCTGGAATAGAGGACAGCAGGAGAACTTACGGCAGCACGCCGCCGCGCTGGAGGCCCAGAATGACGAGCTGGTGGAGGCCATGGCAGCCATGGTGGATACCACGGCTATGGCGGTGGACTACATCTACGAGCAGGATTCTAAAATTTTTGGAGGTGCGGACGATGACGATCAGACAGACGCAGTGCCTACTTGAGTATCTGGGCTACGACCCCGGCCCCATTGATGGGCTGGACGGGGCCAACACCCAGGCGGCGGTACGGCGTTTTCAGCAGGCCGAGGGGCTGGGCGTGGACGGGATCGCGGGCAGCAAGACCCAGGCGGCGCTGAAAGATGCTGTGTGGCAGGACCGGTTTGCTAAGGACAATACTGTCCCTAGCAGCGGTCAGCCACCTGACACAGGGACTTTTTGGGACAGCATTAAATACTTCACCCGGGACGAACCCTACATAGCCTGCCCCTGCGGGCGGTGCGGGGGGTTCCCGGTGGAGCCTGCGGAAAAGCTGATGCGTCTGGCGGACGCTGTGCGGGAGGCGGCGGGAAAGCCCATGATTCCCACGAGCACGGTGCGGTGCAAGACCCACAACGCAGAGGTTGGGGGCGTATGGAACTCCCGGCACCTGCTGGGGCACGCTATGGATTTTCGCATCCCGGGTCTGTCGGCGGCTGAGGTGCTGCGCATCGTGCGGCAGCAGAAAAACGTGGTGTACTGCTACGCCATCGATGCGCAGCACGTGCATATGGATATCGGGAATTAAAAAGGAGAGAGGCCAATGGACTGGAAGCAAACGATTTTGACTGTGGTGCTCACCCTGCTGGGCTCTGCTGGATTTTGGGGCTACCTGGAAGCCCGCAGAGCCAAGAAGGACGCGAACACCCGTCTGCTGGTGGGCATTGCCCACGACCGTATCGTTTACTTGGGAATGAAGTATATCGAACGTGGATACATCACCAGAGACGAATATGAAAACCTCAATGACTACTTATACGAGCCATACGCCGCCGCTGGCGGAAATGGCTCTGCAAAAAGAGTTATGGAGGAAGTGCGTAAAATACCGTTGCATAATTAAGGAGAGAAACAAAATGTACGAACTGAAAGACACCATCGATGGCATGACAAGCGCTGACTACAAGGAGCGCTTTAAGGCCGAGTACCAGCAGGTAAAAATTCGGTACGACAAACTGGACGCAATGACAGTGAAGTATGAGGCAGGAACGTTGCCGTTCACCCCCAACTGCTCGCTCGATCTTTTGAAGGAGCAGAAGAAGCACATGGGGAACTACATCCGTTGCCTGAAAATCCGCGCTGAGATCGAGGGCATTACGCTTTAAGGAGGAAAACAAAATGATTAACTGGGTTGTACGTATCAAAAACAAGAACTTCTGGCTGGCGTTCATCCCCGCCGTACTGCTGCTGGTCCAGACCGTAGCCGCCGTATTCGGCTTTACCCTGGACCTGGGCGACATCGGCAATAAGCTGATTGCCGTGGTAAACGCCGTGTTTGGCGTGCTGGTGGTGCTGGGCGTGGTCAACGACCCCACCACCGCCGGAATGTCCGACAGCAAACAGGCGCGCGGGTATAACTTCCCTAAGGAGGATTGACGGCTGAGTGGACAAATCCCGGATTAACCGGGTGATCGTGGAAGAGTTTGACCGGCTTGCATTTTTGACCGAGCTGGAAAAGGGAATCCTAATCACCCGGGCCGCCGGGAAAAGCCAATATTGGCAAACGCAAAAATACAATGTGTCCCAAGCCACAGTTACCAGGGCCGTCCAACGACTGCAACGGAAATACGATGCAGTCAAGGGATTTAGTGCCATACTCCCGGACGACCTGATTATTTGACCGCAAAATGACGATTTTTTAAGCAAAAACAGGCGAAACGATGCTGATTCGTTCGCCTGTTTTTTTGTTACCATAAAAGCAGAAAGGGGCGATGCCTATGGGCGAATTCCGCAGTTTTAATCCAAACCCACGGGCAGCAAAAGTCGGGGACTGCGCCGTCAGAGCCGTTGCCAAGGCCCTGGGTATCAGCTGGTACGAGGCATATACCCTACTTGTGGCGGAGGGGTTGGAACAATGTGATATGCCCAGCGCAAACAACGTATGGGGAGCGGTGCTGCGAAAGAACGGCTTCCGGAGGGCGGCAATACCGGCAGAATGCCCGGACTGCTACACCGTGCGGGATTTTATCCGGGAATACCCAGCGGGAACATACGTTGTCGCCCTGAAAAACCACGTCGTAACCGTCTGCGACGGCGAATTATACGACACATGGAACTCCATGGACGAAAACCCAATCTATTTTTGGAGGCGTGAATGATGGCAAACCCCTATATGCAGCCCAATTACCAAAGCGGCTATTTCCAGCCGAACTATTTCAGCCCACAAATGCAGCCGATGCAGCAACCGCAAATGCCTATGCAAGGCCAGCAGGCCCCACAGGACGACCGGATATGGGTTGCGTCTGAATCGGCGGCAGATTCTTTCCAGATGGTTCCCAATGGTTTTGTGCGACTTTGGGACAGCAACAAACCGATTTTTTATGAAAAAAGGGCCGATATGAACGGGCGGCCCATGCCGTTGGTGGCCTACGAATACAAAATCCGGGATGCTGCGTCGACCCCGGAGGCAGTAAACCCAGACTTTGAAAAGCGTCTTTCGGCGCTGGAAGACAAAATAAAGGCGATGGAGGGAACGAAACATGATGCCTAATCCCATGCAGATGATTTCCCAGTTTCCGCAGTTTATGCAGCAAATGCGGGGGCAAAATCCACAGCAGTTGCTTAACCAAATGCTGCAAAGCGGCAGAGTAAGCCAGCAGCAGCTAAACCAGGCCCAGCAGATTGCCCAGCAGATGCAGGGGCAGTTTGACCAATTCCGTGGGATGTTCGGTTTCGGTAACAAGCGGTAAACGCCGCTGTTATAAATATTTTATTATGGGAGGAATCAAAAAATGAGTATTGGCAATGATATGTCCCCTGCCGATATCCGCGCCTGCACCGAGGGCAACAGCGGCTATGGCGGCGGCATGGGTTGGGGCGGTGAATGGTTCGTTTGGATCGTTCTCTTCGCTGTTCTGTTCGGCTGGGGCGGCAACGGCTGGGGCGGCGGCTTCGGCGGTGGCAACGGTGCCGGTGTGGTAGACGGTTACGTTCTGGCTTCCGATTTTTCCAATATCGAACGGAAGATCGACGCTGTGAACAACGGCATTTGTGATGGCTTTTACGCCATGAACACCGGAATGCTGAACGGCTTTGCCGGGGTCAACCAGAACCTGAACAACGGCTTCCAGGCGGCGGAACTGGCCCGGTGCAACCAGCAGGCGGCACTGATGCAGCAGTTGTTCAATATGCAGATGGCACAGCAGCAGTGCTGCTGCGAGAACCGGTCGGCCATCCAGGGCGTGAACTACAACCTGGCGACACAGAGCTGCGAGACCCGGAACACGGTACAGAACACCACCCGGGACATCATCGACGCGATGAATTGCGGATTCCGCAGCATCGACCAGCGGTTGACGGCCCAGGAGCTGGCGGCAAAGGACCAGAAAATCGCCGATCAGAATCAGCAGCTGTTTATGGCCCAGCTGGCAGCCAGCCAGAACGCCCAGAATCTGACGATTAAGGGCTATGTAGCCGACCAGTTTGCCTACTACAATCCCCCGGCCCGGCCTGCCTATGTTGTGCCGAACCCCAACTGTTGCTGCAACGGTTTCGGCGGCTGCGGGTCTGCGGCGTAAGGAGGTATAGCAATGGCGGTTGAACTTACTGCGAACGCTGCCCAGACCGTAGCGGCTGGCGCAAACGTGCTGTTTACCGACACACCGGTACGATGCAACCGGGGGAATGTTGTTCACCGCGAGGGGGCTGGGCTGGTAACGCTGCGGGGCACCTGTAACGGGTGCTCCCCGTTCGCCCGGTATCGGGTTCTGTTCGCCGGGAACCTGTCCATTCCCACGGGCGGGGCGGTAGGGCCTATTAGCATTGCCCTGTCCCTGGGCGGCGAGGCCCTGCCTACCACCACGGCAACCGTAACACCGGCGGCTGTGGATAACGCCTGGAACGTGGCAACAGCCGCGTTTGTGGATGTGCCCCGGGGCTGTTGTGCAAGTCTGGCCGTTAAAAACATCAGCACGCAGGCGATCAGCGTTGCGAATGCAAATCTGCTGATCGAGCGCGTGGCGTGACGGAGGTGAAAACATGAAGCATTTGGAGGATTTGCGGGAAACCTTGTGCCGGGAGCTGAACGAAATCGCCGAGAAAGGCGAGCTGTCTGCCGGTGATCTGGAAACCGTGGACAAGCTTACCCACACCCTGAAAAATCTGGATAAGATCATGATGGGCGAGGGCTACAGCAACGCCGGTGATTGGTACGCCATGGGCAACTATGGGCGGGGTATGTATCGGGATGATCGATACGATACCAGCTACAGGGGCCGGAAACGGGACAGTATGGGCCGGTACAGCCGGACAGATGCCCGGGAGGACATGGCCGACAAGCTGCGGCGCATGATGGACGATGCGCCGGACAGCCGGACGCGGGAGGCCCTGGAAAAGGCCCTGCGGAGCATGGAGGAATAAAAAATGTTGACGGAGCGGGATTTGCTGGAAACAATCGAGGAGTGCAAAGCGGCCAGACGGCCCACGGCCTCCACCTGCCAACTGCTGGCATCGTGCTACACGATATTAGATCATCTGTTCCCGGCAAGCTCCCGCCCCGTTGATAATATCCCTGTGCAGTTGTATTCCCTCTCCCCTGCCCCTGATGATGGCGGCAGCGGAAGCGAGTTTGCAGCAGCGGCGAGAGCCGCCGGAATGTCCCGGCTGCTGGAAGTGCTGGATGAACACATGGAGTGCGTGAAAGCGCTGTATCCAAAAGAATACGCCGCTGTTATTCGGCGACTGAAAGATTGATACTGTAGATATAATAATTCTGCGCAAAGATTGATTTTTTGCGCAGAATTATTTTTGATTTTTTTAACAAATGTGTTGACATACCACACATTGTGTGGTATAATACAGACAGTTAAGAGAGCTAACCACTCAAACAAAACCCGCCTCCCAGGGACAAGGGAAGAAAGGCAAAAATATGGAGATTAAGACTGAGACCAGAACCGTGAGCATTGCCCTCCGCCTGTGGCACGGCGGCTGGAACGCCGGATATGATCCCGACTGCTTCGCCGACATGGAAAACGGCAGCTTTGCCAGGGAATTCGGCAAGGGCCTGGACGAAGAGACCGGTGCCATCCTGGCCACCGATGCCGATCTGGACAACCTGATCGACTGGTGGCAGGGCGAGTGTGATGCCGCAAACAGCGGCGAGGACGGCGAAGTCCTCCTGGCTCTCTCCGACGAAGAGCGGGAACGCGGCGACGAGTGGAATCTGATCGTAGATTAACAAATTACCGGCCCGCCCCGGAGGTCACGAGGGCATGGAGTTATCATGGCGAATAAACGCCTGGAATTGTCCGGGCAGACCATCAACCAGATCACTGTGATTTCCCCTGCCGGATCGTCTCCAAAAGGCGCCGTGCTTTGGCTCTGCCGCTGCAACCGGTGCGGGAAGGAATTTGTGATCGATGGAGCCCGCTTGCGGGGAAAAAATCCGCGGAAGGATTGCGGATGCTCCTGGCACGAGCGCTCTGCGGATCTGTCCGGGCAGGCCTTTGGAGGCATGGACGTGCTGCGCCGCAACGGCACAGGGAACAACGGCGATGCATTGTATCTTTGCAGGTGCCGACTCTGCGGCCAGGAAAAGACGTTGCCTGCCTGCACAATACGGTTAAAGCCCAAGAGCTGCGGCTGCCAAGCGGTTTCGCGGGAAAAACTTGCGCAGGCATCCAGGCTTGGGGTGGATGCCAAAATCGTCGACGGCTGCAATATCTATGCTGCGACGCGGACGGAGCCGGACGCAAACAACACCACCGGGCGGCGCTGGGTCGTCGTCCAGACGATAAAGGGACGTCGGTATATCAAAGCCCAGTTTAACGTCCGCGGGAAGCGCTACTATAAGGGTGGATTTGCTGACGTCGATTCTGCCCACGCGTGGGCAGAAGAGGCCCATGCGAAAGCCCTGATCGCCGAAAATATCCAGACCCCGATTAAAAAACAAAAGAAAAAGGAGAATGCGAAATGACCTCGAATCAATTTAATTTTTGTTTCCAGAATGCCATGGATTTTACCGACCCGGATGCCTACGTCTCCGAGCTTGCCCTGAGCGACATCTGGGGTGATGCCCCGGATGCTCCCATCCCGCAGGAGCGGTTAGACGATCTCCAGAAAATTTATGCTGCTGTAAATCGCAACGTCCGCGACATCGCCGCCGCAGCTGGCATTAGTCACAGAAAACTAGCTGAGCGTTTCTGCGTTCCGTATCGTACGATGGAATCCTGGTGCAGCGGTGACCGCCAGTGCGCACTTTATGTCCGCCTGATGATGCAGGAGTGCCTAGGTTTGTATGGCACACAGCATGCGTAA